GTAAAAATTTGAAGGTAAATTCTCAAAGTAAGTTCTAGTTCCCGTCCTTCCAGAAGTTACTTTGAGAAAACTACATAACACCAACAGAATTTCGTCTCAGACTAAGTTCTGTTTTTGACTAAAAATGTTGATAATAGTGAGTTTTAGGGTTGAAAATGTTGAAAAAAAGAGTACACTAAAGTTACTGGCTCTGAGACGTCTCAAAGTAAGTTCTAGCTATCTGGAATTTTGGATGGGACAAGTTCCTTTCTATTTTGAAATTATTTTTTGATAAAAACTAGCGATTATTTATCCAATAATCGAGGTGATTGAATGACGTTCTCAGGGTCAATTTTAGAGATTCCCAAAAGTGTTGCCAATTCCTCACCGTAGGTAAATGTAAAGAGTTCATAGGCGGATTTTCCGTTGAAAGAAGCTCGTTTGATGCTGTTGACATGCGAACAAACCAGATTGATGTCCTCCTGTGTCAAGTTATCAAACGAACTTCCTTTAGGAAGAATATCTCTGATAAGTGTGTGATTCTTCTCAATTCTCCCTTTCTGGTCAGAACGATTGGGGGCACAGAAGAATAGCTTAGATTCTCCACGAACATCCATTTCGATGTCGTCCACTCTAGCGAATTCACCGCCATTATCGGTCAGAATGACAGGGAATAGTTCGCAGAAGTCCATCTCTTTCTGATGTAGGTCATTCTTGATAGCGTAGAGATGTTTAGCGACCTCATTAGCTGTTTTATTATCAAGTAATCGAGCGAAGATAAAGTTACAGAAGGAGAGGTTAAATGTGAGAAGTACCTTTCCGCCGATCCGTCCAGTAACGGTGTCCATTTCCAGCCAATAGCTGCTTCCTTTCTCTGTGAGAAAGCGTTGGAAGTCCTCGTAAGACCGTCCTTCTTTGGCAGTTTTAGGAATGGGTTGTAGGTTTCTGGTTCTCCGCTTTCTGAATTTCACGACACGGGGGAAATCAATGGGCTTTGTGGACAGATAGCCTTTTTCAAGGTATCGGTAGATAGAATCTCTGGATGCCGAAAGTTCGTTTGAGGCGATGATGTGGTTGAGGTGTTGTCCCTTTTGGATGGTGGCAGAAACAATCTCATCCATGCGATAGAATTCTTCCTTGTTTAGTGCAACACCCGTTCTCGAGTCTGAGAGCTTAGCTTCATAATCAAGCTGAGCTCTTTTTGCGTAGTAGAATTGTTTCTGGTATCCACAATTGATTCTCTTTTTCGGACAGGCATTACAAACGTAGGGAGCCTTTTTGAGTAGAGGGCAAGAATCACAATTGGATGTCACAGAATTTTCTTTAACCACTCGATTTCTCCGAACTTCTTTTGAGATTGTGGACGGGTCTTTTCCTAGCTTAACAGCGATAGCTGAGAAGGGCTTAAGTTGTTCAATTCCTATCTGAATATCATTGCGATCAGAGAGAGTTAAGTGTTTGTTTTTCATTGTTAGCTACCCACTTGTCCCAAAGTAAGTTCTACCTTATTTTTTTGTCTCAGTCTAATTTCCGGTTTTTAAGACAGACTAGAACTTACTTTGGGAATTTACCGTAAAAATTTGAAAAAAACTTATATAACCTTGCTCTTGCAATCTGCTCTCTTCTAGTGTACAATAGAGAAGCAGACTTCCCTTAGTTAAATGGATATAACAAATTCCTCCTAAGAATTAGTTGCAGGTTCGATTCCTGCAGGGGAGATGAAAATACAACAAAAACCCTTGATACACAAGGGTTTTTAACTTTCTCGCCCCAAATCTGCCCCAAATTTTTCCATTAAATTTCTGACTTTGTCGAATGATTCTTCTTGTTTTGCCTTGAATAAGTGCGAATAAGTTTTTAAAGTTTCAGTTGCATCCTTGTGCCCTACTAACTTGGCAATGGTCACAACGTCCACGTCATGATAGATCAGCCAGCTAACGTAGGTATGACGTAAGCCGTGTACATTAAATGTTTGACGTGTCTTTTTCTTTAAAATTTTATTTTCGCCAGTCCCTGTCAATTTGGTAAACAATCTTTTATCTGGATTGTCTATATATCCAACTTTCATGTACTCGTCGTATGCTTTCAGCCACTCACTATCAAATGGCACATCTCGTTCTGATTGCGGATTCTTAGTAGGTCCCCAACCTTTCTTCTTTCCGTAAACCTTGTAAGTCCTGCGGATTCGTAAACACATATTTTCGCGGTCAACGATAGGCTCTGTAATGCCTGCTGCTTCCGAGAAACGAAGTCCGGTTTTTCCGATAGTGTACAGGAAGAAGTGGGACTGGTACTTAATTGTCTTTCGATAATCTGTGATTACTTGTTCGTATTCATCAAGTTCCAAGTACTTATCCTCCTCTTTCTTGGATTCGACATCGGAGAAAATCTTGACAATTTCGGTAAAATCTTTTTTTAAAATCCCTTGGTGGATAGCAACTTTAATTGCTGCTCTTATATGCGAATTGAACCTTTTGACACTATCTTTCACATAACATTTTGCCAGTTCGTTTATAATGTTTTGATAGGAAGTGGCGTTTATTTTTGAAAGTTTCGTTTCGTGGAAATATCTAGTAATTAACTTAAGGGTATATTCATACTTGCCAAACGTTTCTGGTCCGACATGAGGCTTCTTGTGGACAAGCATCCATTTTTCAAAGTATTCCGCAAGGGTAATGTTCTTATCTTCCACAACACCACTGGATAGCTCTATTTCAGCCTGTGATGCGGCCTGGACTGCTTCAGACTTAGTCCTAAAACCAGACTTGGATTTCTGCTTATATGAGCCGTCAGGAGCCTTATATGAGATACGGTATTCCCATCCGTTATCTCTTTTTCTAAAATATGCCATTGATTTCCCCTTTCAAATTTGATAAAATGGGTATAGTAAAGAGGCCTACTGCAAAGCAGGTTTCTTGACTATACGAGATACCCTACACTCAAGCTTTGGTCGGCGGAGAGTGTGGGGATTTTTTTACAAAAGTGGTATAATGTACTTAAAATAAGTCATTAAGGATCAAGAAGTTATGAAACTCTTTAAAATTACTCTAATTGTGACTTCCTTAGTGTGGACATGTTGCAATTTTTGGGTTGTAATAAACTCTGCAGGACCAATTAACCTCGTAAATTTTGTTGGTATTATCCCAATAATAACTGCTTTATATACAGAAATAGATTGGATTTATATTCATTGGAATAAGGTCCGAGCCTATTTTTTATTGAAAACTGTAAAATTTACTGCTAAAAGCTATAAATATATAGACGAAGAAACTTCCATTGCAGAATTAGAGAATAGTATTAGAGAATTATTGTCGAATCACAAATATAAGATTGATGAGGCCCATATAAAAAGAACCCATGAAGACCTATACTTCACCGTAGAGAGTGAAAATGGTGTAAGTAATTCTCTAGTAATAAGTACGAAACAAGATTCTCGTGGACAATGCGTCACTATAAAATGTGAATACCAGATTGCCTATAGAGATGTTGCGACATCCTGGAAATCATTCTTGAGCGTCAGGAATAATTTTTTTGCAAAATTTGCTCAAGCCGAAAATTCAAAAGAGCGTTTTGATGTAACGATCACGACCGATAAAAACAAAAAATATAGCCCTTTTTATCGCTTAACTGTAAAGCATATTGGAAAAGTAAAAATCGAAAAATTCGATTTAACATTCAGAGACTCGAAATTAAAAGTGGTTACCAATTTGAATAAAATATATGGCACTTCTGATAATTACCAAGACATCGAAAAACTAATTAAGGAATATATACCATTATCGAAACTAACTTAATACTCCAATTTGAATCAGAGTTGCAACTGAAAATTCTAACATAGGGAATTCTCTATCAATATCTACTAGGGACGTAAAGGATAATATAGTACCAGATTGAGTGAGCATAATTGTACGTGATTTACCTAAAATATCCAGAGTACCAATAATCTTAGTTGCTTCATCGTTTTCTAAGGCTTCAATAGCTTCGTCATTAACATCGACTTCATCTCCTGAGAAAGACTTGCTTGTAACTCCCTCGTCGGTACTGTTAAAACTTACCCCCTTTGTTTGTGGCATTAGATCTGAAATTCTTTTCAAGTCAAATCTTAACGACGAGTACTCAATATCGAGGTCGGAACTCTTCTCTAACTCTTTTAGAAATTTTTTTGCGATAGGAGTTGTAGTACTTAAAAACAATAACTGATCGCCGCTCGAGTAAAAGATATCGAATTCAAAAGCTTTTTGATAATTGTCATACTGTTGATATTCGTCGGCATCAGAATTATAAACTAATATCTCGTCATCGATTGTTTTTGTGTAAGAGCCGATGTATTTTATAAAAATCTTATTCTCTATAGTTAACGAGGTTCCCGTCGTCCTTATAGAGCCAATGGTGACATTGGCTTTTTTTATTTCTGTAGTTCCATCTGGAATATCAAATTTAGTTGTTTTACGAACAGATATAGATGTCGCTCCCATATGTCAACTCCTTATCTAAATACTTCAGCTTTTAACGTGGATCAGATTTGCACATATTTTTAATTAACTAAGTTATTAAACTCCTCAATCACCACAGGGGTCGTTTCTCCCTATACACCTCCACGACCTCGCTAATGGCGCGCATGTTTTCGGTCGATTGGAAGCATATAATCCCCTACTGAACGCTGCTCACCTTTAGCTATGGTTATCATTTTCGCGACCTCACGAAAATGGTCGGATACCTTGGTGATACTGGTTTTGGTAAATTGGAAACGTAGAAATTTTTTATGCCCTATTTAAGAGTAGTTGTTTTTGATTTGTTAGTTCAGATTTTGGTAGTAAGATAATATTTGTGTCGCTATTTTCTCTGAAAATAGCTTCAGTTTCAGATTTTTTATTAAAGTCTTTTGCGACATCGTCGATAATGGCAATGAAGCGAGCTTCATCTTTGTAGTTTTTCAACAACTGTGTGTCCATTGTCAATAGTTTAGCTCTGTTTAAATCGTTTCCGTTTGAAATGGTGCGGATTAATTTCTCTCCATCGTGAATAGTGGGAATAGAAAAATCAAACTGAACCGTGATACCTTCTTTACCAGCGAAAGATGGTCTTTTTGCGTAAAGAATTTCTTGACTTTTTAGAAAGTTTTCAACTTCCTCAAAGAAAATACTTTTAACGGAATTGTCCTGTAAAACAATCAAATCATTTACTTGCATGATAGACTGCAGTAGTCGTTGTTTAGCTAATGGGAATTTGTCGAGATCTGTTCTAATCATCAGTTCATGGTCATCAGAAACTTCTATCCCTAAACTTGCAGTAATTTCATGTAGCAGTTTTTGTTTATGTTTGCTCCTGCCATCGAAGGTTACTCCGTGGCTTTTTAGGTTATTTAGGGTCCAGCCATCATCTGTTAGAGTGATTTGACCTGTTTGGGAAATAACGGCGTACATTGTAATATAATCAAAGTCATTATCTAAGAACGGGGTGCCTATCTCGATAACATTTTTTTCAATATCCGTATAGGTGTATTCTTGCAAGAGCCAGTCAAAATAAGCTCTTTTGAGTGTTTTCGCTGTCGTTGTCATAACCTTATCTCGTCTTTCTGATATTTGTTAGTCTTACAAATTCTTCGTAAACTTCGATGATTGTGCGAACGTTTGGGAAATTAAATTCATCAAGTGGTATAGCCACAGCGTCTCTTCTTGGAAAGGCATTTGAATAAATGTGGATATGACTTGATGTTACTATAGTACCGTCAGGGTTTTCATGTCTCCCGGTTGGGTGAATGTCAATCCTTGCAAGATGATCATTTGTTTCTTTGAATCGCAAATGAATGGAAAATCTCTCTGCATTGTACTTGCCGCGGTAGATTCTCAATATATACTGTAAATCATCGTCGTCTAAGATAGCTTCTTCAATATCAATTTTACCAAATAATGAACTAATTGTGGTATTGATTTTCTGATAACTAATTGTGTTTTTAGGATACTTTAGACGTTTTAAGAGTTTGTCGACTTGGTCATTATTTAAGTTTTGTAAATCCATTTTCCTTCCTCCCTACCTCTCCCTATACACCTCCACCACTTCACCAATCGTTCGGAAGTCGGTGTCTGCTGTGATTGGGATGTCATCATATTCTGGGTTCAGGCTGTGAAGATAGGCGCCTTGGTCTGTGATACGGAGTTGTTTGATGTAGGCGTCGCCGTTATAGGCAAATACTCCGATGTCGCCGTCTGATAAATCTACAGACAGTTTGACGAATATATAATCGCCTGAGTGGTATTCTGGTTCCATAGAATCACCGTAGATGGGGACAACGAAGTCAGCGTCCACTTCAATAGGTAATTCGATTGTTTCGACCTTTACATCATTCAGATACTGACCTGTGCCAGCGGAAGCAGGTTGGTCGTAATAGTTGTAGGTGTAGTAGGTGGCTTGCAGTTCACTCACTGTATTCTTACTGTTTTCTACTGTATTTTGTTTATCTAGGAGCTCGCTAGAATAGCGTAGCACGTTTTTCTGGTTTGGTTCGGTTAATCGCACCACCTTGTCCGAAATCTGCTCTACGAGGCTGTTAGGGGCTGTGGTGGGGGTGGTTTCTCCGAGGAGTTCAGATTTTTTTATATTGAAGATTTGAGCCATCTGCTCGATTTTATCCATTAAAGGTTTATTTCGTCCAACTTCCCAAGCAGAAATTGCAGTAGGAGCAACATCTAGCAATACAGCTAAATCTTTTTGGGTAAGTTTTTTACTTTTTCTATATTCTTTAATATTGTAAGCTAAAATGTCCATTTTTTAGCCTCCTCACACTGTTTTCTTAACTATATTCTACACTTTAAGTGTAAAAATGTAAAGTTTTTTTATTTTTTTGTAAAAAAGTATTGACAAGTACACTTCAAGTGTAGTATAATATAGTCAAGGTTAAGGAATTAGCCTAATAACACAGGAGGTACAGCCGATGGCAAGACACGAAAAAAAGCCTAAGCACTGGGAAATCGACTTCGAAATTCATTTCCTAGGGTTTAGACTTAAATTCCACTACAGCATTGACTGGTAGTCAGTGCAGGGGCGAAAGCCCCTCCCTCTTAGGAGGGTGTAGGTCTATTATAGCAATTGGCTGTACTTCCTGCAAGGAGTATCTTATGAGTTGGAAAAAAATTCTTTTTGGTAGTTATGAAAAGACCTTTGTCAGTCAGGATGGCAGGGCAAAGACAACTATCTCTATCAAGGGTGGATTGTTGCTTAATCTGTTAGCACTGGTTGGGCTGGTTGGCTTGATTTGGTGGCTGATTGGTCTATTTACATAGAAAGGAGTGAGGGTTATTGACAAATAAAGAAAAAGTACGTTTAAAGAAAAAGTACGTTCACGATTTTTACTTCCTAAAAAAAGATTAAGAGAAGAGCGGAAAAAGCGTGAGCTAACAACTCTGTATATGGCTGATTTGATTGGTCTGAAAAATCGTAGGCAGTATGAGTTGAAAAAAAGGTCAGTTCCCGTTTCAAGATTATGAGATGGCTATCATCTCAAAAGAATTTGGAATGTCAGAAACTGACTTATTCTTTAGTTGATAATATCTCGGTATGAGATTGTTATTTTAAAACAAAATATCTCAAATAGAGATAATAACTCTGCTATTTACAGAAAGGAATTCAAATGGAAGAAGTAATCACTATTAGCAAGTCGGACTTGCAGGAACTTATCGCAAGAGAGGTCGCAAAGACTATTTCTGCACCAGCAAAATCAATTCACCCAAACACAGTTTTTTCTGATGAAATGATACGGTCAGAAGATATCCAAGAAATCAATGGCCAGTTTGAATGAGTTTGTTATCTATTAAGGGATGAATCCAGATATAAGAACGGATATGATAAAGCACCGTATTCACTTTTGGCATTGGCTCAGTACCATTATGGCACAGATAGCATGAAGTCTACAGCTAGTTTTACAGATATGCATGATTATTTGCGTAAACTGTCGCTAGCGATTTTTGGAAAGTTATTGAACAATCAATTGAGTCGATACGAGTATGATTTTGCTCAACAGGCTTACAGAGAGTTGAAGAGCTTGTTTTTGAAGTTGTACGAGGAGCGTCTGCACTTGCTTACAGCATCTGAACAGTTGCCAAAACGTGCTTAGAAGCTCTGCTATTTCCCCAATAGTCAGTCTTTGGTCAAACTTTATACAATACTTGTATAAAAAGTTCTTGACTTCTTCAAGAACTTTAACTAACAGGTGGAAGGAGGGGTGACCATGACGTCTATACATGTGTCTTTGTCGGTTGAGATGAAGAAGCGGTTGGGGGTGGAGTGCCAGCGTCTGGGGCTGTCGATGGCGGCTTATGTGCGGTTGGTGCTGGCGGAGAAGTTGAGAGAGGAGTAGGGCGGTACAGCTCTGCTATTTACATAAAGGAGGAGGGGATGAGCAAGAAAGGACGACCAGCAGGGGTCAAAAACGAACGTGGACTTTACACAATCGCGGTACCAAAGGAAATCTACGACCAAATAGATGATTTGGTTATCGGTAGCGGTAGGTCGCGGACGGCTGTTGCAAGCTTTGTTTTTACAAAAGGACTGGGACATATCCAAATTGTCGAGGAAACAATCACACGCAAGCGGATTGTGGGTATTGAGTAGGGAAAGGCCAACCAAACTAGGAAGGAGAGGGGATGAGACCAAAACGGTATCCGTATAGCGGACAAATGAAAAAGCAACCTCATGATGAGATTGCTAAGTTGAGATGTGAGGTTGCAGTTAATACTTCAGAATTAAACAACATTAAGCGTAAATTATCTAGCAATTAGAAATCCGTCATTCGGGTCTTCCACTGAGTAACCGGCAGATTTTAATTCCGCTATAATTTCATCTTTTGGTAATTCATAGGATGAAAGATTGATAGTTGCTGAATCCTTTGTTGGATTGCTCAGTACGTCTTGTAGAAACCTGTCCAACTCGTTCCATGAATATTTAGGTTTCTTATTGTTAGGTCTCGGGCTTAATTTTCCCATAATCGTTCTCCTTTCCTTAATATTTGACGCACAGGAGAAAATCACTAGATTTGGTAGTTAAAGTTGGATTTGTTTACCTGATTGTCATAAGTTGATAATAACACAAATATATAGAAAGGTCTATATAGAAATAATATCAGTCTAAAGACGGATGTAGCCCTATATATAGTGGTTTTGAAGATGTGGGAGAAAATTGAAGAACTCGCTAATATCCGAGGAATGACTATCTACGCTTTAGCAAAGAAAGCAGGTATCAATTATACGATGTTGGCAGAGTTGAAGTCTGGGAAGAAGAAGGACATGATGTTTAGCAATGTTGTTAAAATTGCTGACGCTTTGAATGTCAGCACAGAAGAGTTTAGAAGTAGTGAAGAACGCAGGTATCAGTAGTTCACAAACTTACCTCTTTCTATAAAGGATAATCAAGATATTATCTCTATCATCCTATCATTTTTTATTCATAATGTCTCTAAAATGCGTCTCGAAGTATTCTTTTGTTTTTGAAGCAAGGAAGTAATATCTTCCCCCTTGTGAAGTGGGATATTTTACAAATCCGTCAGGATTTTTATCAATATCAATTTGATCTCTAATGCTCGTTTTATACAGTACATTTTCAATTAGCCACGGTCTTGAAACAGAAATCATCTCTAATACCTGATTCATTGATAGGTAATGTCCTATTTCCGATGCTTTCTGTAGTTTTTCAAACTCAGATTTTTCTACGATTATGTGAGTCTCAGGTAATGAAATTGTTAATCCGTCAATAGTTATTGTTAATGTATTCATTTAGTTGTCCCCTTTTTAGAAAATTATTCTTAATTTTTTAATAATTTTTGTAAGATCTAGATTACGCCATCGCAGTTTTATTACATTTTCGAATGTCGTACTTTTCGTTTTTCTGCGAATGATATCTTCAAAAACTTTTAATCGAGTATTATTGCTATACCTTTTTATTTGTAGAACATATACTAATCCATTTGTTTTTTGGATAGGTACTGATAATGATTTTTTTGAATTACTAATATAACATAGAAATTTCCAAAAATAGTTTAACAAAAGCAACGTCTGCCAAGAAATCATTTCGGATAAATAATATTCTTTGATATCATTTTGCTCCATACTTTTTTAGAAATGATCGAATTGTTCGTGCTTTATTTTTGAGATTATCCATGTATGGTAATTTCAAATAGATGAATATTTCTTCATCTAATGTAGTTACTGTTATATGCTTAGTGACATTATTTATCAGATTAATTAAATATTTATCTATATAATCGTATGATTGATTTTTGTGATAAAAAAATTCTAATTCCGCATCTGTTTGTTTAATAGATTCATTAATTAAATTGATATAATTGTTGAAAGCTTTTCGCCCTTCCTGTTTAAGGAAATTTATAATATTTTCGTCCTGCAGGTTAGCTAGAATATTTGTGTTAAGTTCGTTGGTAACTTTACTTTTCTTTAATGTGATTTCTAACCTATATATTCTGAAAGTGTAATTTTTTAAATCTTTTAAATAGCCATCGTTAATTAATTTTGCGGTTTTATCATATAATACATATTTTTGAAATTTTCCAACACAAGATTCGATTATATGATAATCTTCCGAATCACATTTGATATCGTAGCGTTTTAAGTTTGGTTGAGGATCATTTGTGAAACATCGAAATAACAGCAATCTTGTTTGTAAATGTATACGATTCAGAGTAGCGAATGTGAAAGCAATTTCGATTTCTTTAATAACGATGTTCTTGTATGATGGGATTTCTATATTTATATCAATATTTTTGGAAATTTCTAAAATTAATTCTAGAATTCTATTTTGAATTTCGAGAATTGATGATGTACGGATATTTATATGTTCAGTAATCAAATCTATTGTAACCAAACCTTGACATAAATTTGAATCCTTTTTGTCGATTGTAATTTTTCCAAACTCATTTGATTTTAATGTTAGTCTCTTTATATTTCCGGATTGATGATAGTTGATATACAAAGTTGTATTACGCCAATTCAATTTAATTATATTTCTGTTGAAATTATTCAAAATGTAGACATCGGATACAAATTCAAGTGAAATTGCATCTACTCCAGAAAAACCTGGAGAAACTGAAAAACTTTTTTCAATTTCTTGAAGCGTTTCAAAATTTTTAGTATTAATTTTTGTTGACATAGTTCTACCTTTTTTACTCAAAAGTCATTATGCCACAAAAGGAACTCAACGAAGGTGAATTTGAGGAATTTTTTGCAGATTACTGAAAAATAAATTATATTCTTCCTCAGTCAATGAAGACAATAATATAATTGTTTTCACTGTTTTCAAGTGTTTGCAGTATATATAATATTTTTTAGATATCTAAAAACTTAATTTCTATAATAATTACAAATTAGTTAAATGATTACGATGGTAATAATATTATTTACTATAAATTGTTTGAAATGTTATTGTTGCTTTCAAAAAAATATCCATTAGAAAACATTCTATTTTAAAATATTCTAATTGTTTACCAACTACGAATCACGTGGAGTGTGTTGCTCTGCTCGTAAAAGCCTATAAAAATTTATATGAAAATGACCTGATTGTTAGTCAGGTCATTTTTTCATATACTGATTCTAATATTGGGAGTTTTAATGTTTTGTATTGTAATAGTAGAGGTCTATTTTTGATTTGCAGCTAAAGTATCTAATAATAAACGTCCAATAATGTAAAGTGGAAGGCGTGAATGTACTTCTACATCTGGGAAGTATGTTAACTCTGTTTTAAATCCAAAAAGCTTTATCTGAGTATAATTTGATAGGCTACCTGAGGGGTTAGCACTCAGGAGTATAGTAGTGGTATCGTTCTTTTGACAAATTTTTGCAGCATCTTGTAATTCAATCGTATCTCCATTTAAGGATACAAATACCACACAATCATTTGCATCCAATCTGGCACTTACAGTACGGATAATGTTTGGGTCTGTATGAAGTTCTGTATAATACCCCAGTAAGAGAAATTTTGTTTGCATCTCAGTAGCAAGTAATTCAGAAAATCCTCTGGCAAAAATAGTAATTTTCTTTGCAATTTGTAGTTTTGAGATTGCCATTTCTAATGTTTCTAGGTCAAGTTCATTAAGAGTTTTTGTAACTTCTTGATAACTCTTTAATACGGAAACTTTGATTTCGTCTGTAATTTTTTTATCTTTGAGTATGGTTAAGCTATCCTGTTTTCTATCTTTTACATCGTGCTTAAAATCAGAAAATCCAGTATAACCTTTTTTTTGTAGTGTTCTGGTAATAGTAGCAGTTGAAACATTTAATAATTCACTAGCTTCCGAAATGCTAAGAGTAGAGATCTCTTTAAATTTGTTATTAAGATGTGTCCAGGTGTGTTTTTCAGTTTCAGTCAAATGTTTATTGATCGCCATTATTATTCCTTATGCTTTATGAATTTTTTTAATCTCAAAAAGGGAAGAGCATCTTAACATGTAATCATCATTAAAGAAACTACAACACACAAAATTAGATGAAGTTGCTTTCTTAAAACTGATATTTTTTTGCTCATTAATATCTATGATTTTCAGTTTGCCTTTATTGAATTTTCGGATGGCCTGTAAAGTAAATTGTTACAAAATCATTAAAATATTAGAAAACAGTTACATTTTAAAAATGTTATTATTATTATAACAAAAAAAGTATGAAAGGAGAACAAGGTGTGGGTATCTATACTTTAACAATGAACCCGGCTATCGATATGTTTATCAAAACAAGTCAACTAAAAAATAACATCGTTAATCGAACTTTATACGATGAACTGCAACCAAATGGAAAAGGTGTTAATGTCTCGTTTATACTAAAGATGCTAGATATTCCAAATACAGCTTTGGGGTTCAGTGCAGGTTTTACGGGACAGTACATCAAGGATGAGTTACTTGCTAAAGGGATTACCGAAGAGTTTATTGACGTAGATGGAATAACTAGAATTAATGTGTTTACACAGGTTCTAGAAACATCAGAGGAATATAAATTGGTAAATAAAGGTCCAGAAATTTCCCCTTCTGCTCAAGATGCTCTATTAGAAAAAATTCGATTGCTAGGTTCAAATGATTATTTAGTTATTTCAGGAAGTTTTCCTAGAGGAATTGATTCCAGTTATTTAGTTAAGATAGCTGAGATAACAAATGAAAAAAACGTATCTTTAATTTTAGATATTAGTGATCCAGTTATTCTCACTTGCCTAAAGTATAAGCCATATCTGATTAAGCCAAATGATGAAGAGATTGCACAATGGTTTGGAGTGCATGATATATCAGAAGATGAGATTTTAGTATATGGGAAATCACTTCAAAACTTAGGTGCAAGAAATGTACTGATTTCTTTAGGTGGTAAGGGGGCAGTTATGTTAACGGACAGTGGTGAAGTATTTACTTGCAACGCACCGAAAGGAGAAGTGGTAAATACTGCTTGTGCGGGAGATACTACTCTTGGTACTTTTTTAGGTTCAAAAATATTGGGTCTATCAACTGAGGAATCCTTAATCAAAGCAGTTGCTGCAGGCTCTTCGACAGCATTTAGAAGTGGACTAACGGATTTTTCAGATGTCGATGAATTAAGTAAACAAATATCGCTAAAAAATGGAGGTAAAGTAGATGGCTACTTATAAATTGATTGCAGCTACTGGTTGTCCAACTGGTATTGCACATACATTCATGGCTCAAGAAGCACTTGAGCAAGCGGCTAAAGAGCGTAACGTTTCTATCAAGGTAGAAACTCATGGTCAAATTGGTATTGAGAACGAATTGACAGCTGAAGAAATTGCAGCAGCAGATGCGGTTATTATTGCAGCTGACAAGGATGTAAACGCAGAACGCTTTGCAGGGAAACGTGTCATTGAGACTTCAGTTGGTGAAGGTATTAAAAATGCTTCTAAATTGATTGATGATGCTTTATCTGGTAAAGGTGTTGTGAAAACAGGTGAAGCTATTAAGCAAGAAACTCCATCAGCAGGAAATGAGAGTTTTGGACGTCAAATCTATAAACATCTAATGAACGGTGTATCTCACATGCTTCCATTTGTAGTTGCAGGAGGAGTTTTGATTGCCATTTCATTCCTATTTGGTATTTTTTCATTTGACCCAAATAGTGAACAATATAATCCTTTTGCTGCTATGTTGAAAAATGACATTGGTGGTGTAGCAATGGGCATGATGGTTCCTGTTTTATCAGCCTATATTGCCGAATCTATTGCTAAGCGTCCTGGATTTGTATCAGGTCTTGTCGCTGGTTTGATGGCCGCAAATGGAGGATCGGGATTCTTAGGTGGTATCGTTGGTGGTTTCGCTGCTGGTTATATTGTTTTGGCTCTAATGAAACTATTTAAGGGATTACCAAAATCATTAGATGGTTTGAAAGCTATTTTCCTATATCCATTGTTCGGTGTTTTTGTTACAGGATTATTTATGGTGGCAGTGAACTCTCCAATGACATGGGTAAATGAATCTATGATGGCTTGGCTTGCAGGATTTGAAAATGCCAATCCTATAATTCTTGGAATTATTATTGGTTGCATGTCTGCTTTTGATATGGGTGGTCCAGTAAATAAAGCAGCGTATGTAACAGGTACAGCCCTTTTAGCACAAGGAAATACTAGCTTTATGGCAGGTGTTTCTGCAGCATGTATTGTCCCACCATTGACTACTTTTGTTGCTACAACAGTATTCCGTAAATATTACTCTGATGAAGATTGCAATGCAGGTCTTGCAAATTTAATCTTAGGTTCTACACATATCACTGAAGGTGCTATCCCATTCGCTGCAAAAGATCCACTACGTAATCTTCCAACTTTGATGCTTGGGTCATCAATTGGTGCAGTGTTAACTTATCTTTGGGGTGTAAAAGTCCCTGCTCCACATGGTGGATTCTTAGTCCTACCTGTAGTAACAAATGCTGGACTTTGGGTGTTAGCAATTGCAATTGGAGCTATTATTTCAGGATTACTTCTAGGATATATTCAAAAAACTAAAATTGAAAAGGAATAAGAGGTACATTAATGATAGATAAGAAATTAGTACTAGTTGATGTGTCTGCTTCATCAAAGGAGAGTGTGTTCGATCGTTTATCACAATTGGTTTTTGAACATGGATATGCAACAGACATTGTCTTAGTTAAAGGAGCACTTCTTGCAAGGGAAGATGAAGGTACTACCGGAATGATGGATGGTTTTGCCATTCCACATGCTAAATCTTCTGCAATCACAAAACCTGGCGTAGCTGTATTGAAATTAGCTAATGGTGTTGAATGGCAGTCAATGGATGGTCAACCTATCACTTCAGTTATTGCACTATTTATTCCAGAAACGGAAGCAGGTACGACTCACTTAAAATTTTTATCAAAGATTGCTCGTTTACTCATGAAGACAGAGTTCAAAACGTCTTTTACAAATGCTAATAGTGTAGAGGAAATTGTTGAGCTATTGGAGAAACACTTAGTGTAATCATCTTTATCTCCTGACGTATAGAGTAGATGTCAGGAGATTTCTTTATTTAGAAAGGAATAAAAATGGTAAAAAATCTATCTAAGTTAATGACAAAGAATGGTATTATTTCAGCTTTAGCTTTTGACCAACGTGGAGCCCTGAAAAAAATGATGGCAAAACATCAGACAGAAGAACCTACTGTGGAGCAGATGGAAGAACTAAAGAAACTAGTTTCAGAAGAATTAACACAGTTTTCTTCCTCGATTCTGTTAGATCCTGAATTTGGTTTGCCAGCATCACGCGCCCGTGATGAACAATGTGGCTTACTTTTGGCCTATGAAAAAACTGGCTATGATACAAGCTCTACTAGTCGCTTACCAGATTGCCTAGTAGAGTGGTCTGTAAAACGACTAAAAGAAGCAGGGGCAGATGCTATCAAGTTCTTACTCTATTATGATGTTGATGGAGACCCATATGTCAATCTTCAAAAACATGCCTATATTGAACGCTTGGGTTCAGAATGTCAGGCTGAAGGTTTACCATTCTTCTTGGAAATTTTGAGCTACGATGAAACGATTGAAGACAATGCCAGTGTGGCATTTGCAAAAGTCAAACCTCGAAAAGTAAATGAGGCTATGAAAGTATTTTCGGATGAACGCTTTGGAGTAGATGTTCTCAAGGTAGAAGTACCTGTGAACATGAATTTTGTAGAAGGCTTTGGAACAGGGGAAGTCGTCTATAC